GTGGAAAGAACGAACTGCAGGCCCAGTTAGAAGCCTATTTCTTAATGCGTTTCATCCACATCGGCGGGGAACTGGTCAAAATTTCTCCCACATGGAAACCACAAAGCCAGAATGCTATGCGGCGTTTGCAAAAGGTGCTCAGACATCATCCCCTGCTGCAGGGTCAATGGAAAAAAGACTCCGGCTACCGCTTTACAGTGGGGCTGGCAAGCATCACCTTTCTCTCCGGTTCACCGGAAGCCAACATCGTCGGGGATACTGCTTCGACCCTGCTGCAGGTGGACGAAGCGCAGGACATCTCGCTGGAAAAGTACGACAAGGAGATTGCGCCGATGGCTGCCAGTACCAATGCAACCCGCGTTTTCTGGGGGACTGCCTGGACGGAAGATACCCTGCTGGCGCGTGAGTTCCATCTTGCCCAGCTGGTTGAAAAGCAGGACGGTATCCAACGCGCATTTCTATTGAATGCGGATCAGGTGGCCAGTGAAGTGCCAGCCTACGGACGCTTCGTACAGCGGCAGATCGAACAACTGGGACGCGATCATCCGATGGTACGTACGCAGTATTTCTCAGAGTTATTGGAGAATGGCGGCAGGCTCTTTCATGAAGGACGTCTGGCTTTGCTGCGTGGAGAGCATCTCAGTCAACATTCCCCACAACCTGGGATGATGCATGCCTTCTGTTTGGATGTGGCTGGGGAGGATCAGGGACTGGCGCAATCCGGCCAGTTAGCAAATCCGAACAGAGATTTCAGCGCCTTGACAATCCTGTCGATTACCAGTCTACCTACCTCCTGGGGATCACACCAGAATCACTATCATGTGATGAAACGCCAATCCTGGCAGGGGGTTTCGCAGACGGAGTTGTTCGATCAATTACTGGCACTCACCAGACTGTGGCACCCGCGCCAGATGGTAGTGGACGCCAGTGGGGTGGGAGCCGGGATCGCCTCTTTTCTACAACGGGCATTTCCCGGGCGAGTAACTTCCTTTACCTTTACCGCAAGCAGCAAGAGCCGTCTGGGCTGGGACTTCCTGGCATTGATCGACAGCGGTCGTTTTAAAGATCATGCAGATAAGACCCCCGAACAAAGACAATTTCTGGTTCAGGCACGTGCCTGTAAGTCCAGTACTTCGATCGGTCCGGAAAGTATTCTGCGCTGGCAGGTACCACCTGGAACCCGCGATGAATCCGGTCATGAAGTTCATGATGACTGGCTGATCTCGGCTGCATTATGCGCCGCTCTCGAACCACTGGATTGGAGCACTGGCCAACACACCAGGATTATTTCAGCGGTGGATCCCCTGCTGGAGATGGATCGCGTCCGCAGACGAGGATTTTAACAATGGCGAACAAAGCAATTCCAATGAATGAATGGAGGAGAAACCAATGAAAACAAATATAATCGTACGCTTACGAACGTATCTTACAAAGCAGAAACAAAAGCAGCAACGTCAATCGCTGCAGACCATCCCCGAACTGCCGTTTGCTTATTCTTCGGAACCCAGCCGCGACCGGCTGCCGTATGACCAGCAGACTATTCTGCTGCAGGCACTGGACGCCTGGCGCTCGAACCCCTTGGCACGCCGCATTGTTGGGCTGACCAGCCAATATGTGGTCGGTGGCGGCATCCGCTTGCATTGCAGCCATAGCGCTACCGAACAATTCCTGAGCCGGTGGTGGCAGCATGAGCTGAATCAGTGTGCCTTACGGGTCTATGAATGGTGTGATGAACTAACCCGCGCGGGTGAATTATTCTTTTTGCTCTCGACGGATGCCGCCGGGATGACCTATGTACGAGCTGTCCCGGCCTCGCAGATTATTGCCATTGACACGGCGGATAATGACCTGCAACAGGAACAATGTTATCACCAGCAGACAGGGATCCTGGGTGAGAGTAGGATCTGGGTGGCATACGACAGTCAATTGGACTCTCCCGACCAACCAGTCATACTGCATTTTGCGATCAACCGGCCGCCCGGTGCCGTGCGTGGGGAAAGTGACCTGGCACCCCTGCTGATCTGGTTGAATCGCTATTCCATCTGGCTGGAGGATCGAGCGCGCCTTAACCGCTACCGCAATGCCTTTTACTTTGTGGTCAAAGCCCGCTTTCTGGGAGAAGCAGAGCGTGCAGCCCGACAGACAGTCCTGAACGCTGCCCCTCCCACACCCGGTTCGATTTTGGTCACGGATGAATCTGAACAATGGGAGGTGATTCACCCGCGTCTGGAGAGCCATGAAGCCAGCGCGGACGGCCTGAGCATCAAAAAGATGATTGCAGCTGGTGCCGGATTACCGTTGCATTTCCTGGCAGAACCCGAGTCCTCGACCCGCAGCACAGCTGAAGCAGCGGGTGGCCCGACCTTCCGGCATTTTGAACAGCGTCAATTGTTCTTTACCGAGATGCTGCGCCAGATGGCGGTGATCGCTGTTCGACGAAGGGCGATGATTGACCCGGCGATTGATCCGCAGGCTGTCATTCAGGTTCAGGCTGCTGACCTGAGTGCGCGTGACAATGCCGCCCTGGCAATTGCCACCCAAGCCGCCAGCCATACCTTCTTCGATCTTTTTGATCGGGGATTGATCGACCGCGATGAATTGATGCGTATGGTGTACCGCTTTGCCGGTGAGGTGCCTTCGCAGGAGACGCAGCCTGTTGACCCGGATGACCCTGCCCAGCAGCAACCTGAGAAATCGATGGGGAAAGCAGCGGGGAATAAAGCAGTTGACCCCGAAAGCGGGGAGACCCGCGGAATTGCCAAAGTGTGAGAAAGGAAAGGAGGTGACAGTCGTAATTGATCGTTCGGAACAAAAACAATGAGAAAGAAAGGAGAATGTATGACAGAAGAAACCCAACAATATCGTATTCAGGTGCAATTACAAAGCGAATCACCAGCCAGGGAACGTAGCACACACAACCCGGTCTTTGAGGTTACCGCCATCACCAGCGGCGAAGGAAACGGCTGGCACTTCACCCGAGATGCCTTACAGGCTTCCCTTCCGCTCTGGGAGGGGGTGGAAGTCTTTGTCGATCACCAGCAGCAGGGACAGCGCAGTCTGCGCGACCTGGCCGGGGTGGCCTTTGCTGCCCGCTTTGAAGATGAGTCTGGCGGGGTGGTAGTGAAGCTTCGTCCAGCTGGTCCCAGCGCTGATTTGCTCGAGAGTATCGGAGCGCAATGGCTGGTGAGTGAGAGACCGCGTCCCAAATTGGGATTTAGCGCGGATATCGTCTTCAGCGCAGCAGGGAAAGTTGTCAAACAAATTATCAAAGTAATCAGTCTGGATCTGGTCTATCGTCCGGCAAGAGGCGGGACGTTCAACCGGGTTCTCAATCAAACACAACAAGAGGAGGAAGAAATGCAAAAAGAAACAGTGCAATTAAGTGAAACACAACCAACCCAGAACATCGTGGTGGAAACTGAACTATCCATGGAGGTAATGGCGATCAAGAAAAATCTTCTGCACCTTAAATTAAAGGAAAGCGGCTTGCCGGAACCCGTGCAGACTCACCTGCGCAAGCAATTTGAAAGCAGTTCCTACCAGCTTGAGGATCTTGACCAGGCAATCCTGCAGCAACGTGAAATTGTGGCAGCCCTGCAGGGTCGCAATCAAATTCAGGGTGCGGGGCGAATTGAAGAGATGCGATCCGAAGGTGACCGCCTGCAGGCAGCTGCTGATGATTTACTGGGTGCTCCGCGGGAAAGATGCATGTTGAACGCCACGGTTTCACCGCTGGGTGGGATCCGTGATCTGTATCAAATCAAGACGGGCGACTATGAAATGCATGGCCGCATGAATCCAGCGCGGGTGCAACTGGCGGACAGTGACAGCCTCTCCAATATTCTCAAGAACAGCTTCAATAAAATCATGCTGCAACAATGGGAAGAGTTGGGAAAAGCCGGTTACCGCTGGTGGGAGAAGGTGGTGCGGGTGGAACACATGAATTCCCTGCAGCCGGTCAGCGGCATCCTGCTGGGAGAAGTGAGCGCATTGGGGATTATCTCCGAAGGCGGTAGCTATGGCGAATTGGAGATTTCCGACAGCGGTGAGAGCCAGAATTTCCGCAAGTATGGCGGTATTTTACCGATCACCATCGAAATGATTGACAAGGATGAAACCCATAAGATTCGCCAGCTGCCGAAGAAACTAATCTCCAGCGCGGTCCGCAATATGTCCAACCTGGTAGGTGGAATCTTCACCAGCAGCAGCGGGACAGGACCCATCATGGCGGATGGAGCGCATGTCTTTGACGCGATCGTGCACAAGAATTTGGGGACAAGCGCTCTGACCTCAGCCAGTTTTGAAGCAGCCAGCCAGGCAATCTATCAGCAGAGCATGGTCTCCAACGACACCAGCAAACCGATGCTGGCAGTGGATGCACGCTTTCTGCTGGTACCGCGTGGTTTGCGACTGACCGGACGTCAGATCCTGTACCCGACCTTTGAACGCGAAGCTAATATCTTTTCCGAGAATATGCTGCGCGGCGAACTGGGTGATGTGATCACCGTGCCGGATTGGTCAGATGCCAATGATTGGGCAGTCATCGCAGACCCGGCACTGGTACCTGGCATCATCATCGCCGAGCGTTTTGGTTTGATGCCGGAAATTATTGTTGCTGATCAGGAGAATGGTTTCGACATGCTGCACAATGACACCCTCAATTTGAAGGTGAGACATTTCCTCTCGGTGTTTGTGGCGGATTATCGGCCGTTGTATAAAGCGAATGTGGCGTAGGGGCAATGGCTTGCCCTTGCCCTGTAGGGTAAAGCATTCATCTTTTCCGAATGCTTTGCCCCAACAAAACGAAAGGAGATCAAAATGGAAAAATGGAAATTGTTATTGGGTTCGCGGAAATTTTGGGCGGCGATGGTGGGATTGGTATTCCTGGTCATCAGGAATTTTGATCCAAGCTTTGCAGTGCCCGAGAATGAGACGATTGCATTTGTGTCGGTGTTGGCTGCGTATATTTTTGGCGTGGCCATCGAAGACGGAATGAGAGCTGACCGCTGACTGCTGACTGTTGACGGCTCATAGCTGATGGCTGAAAGTTGAAAGGCTAAGGCTAATCAGAAAAAAAAGAGATTAT